GGTCTCGTACTGGTAGCGGTAGGGGTAGCTGACGCCGGCCATCTGGGCCTCCTCAGGACAGAAAACGGAGCTTGTAAATCGTCGCGTCGATCAGCGAGGCGATGGCGGTGCAGAGCATGTGGCCTGCGAACTCGCCCATCGCGGCGTGGTACTCGGTGCCCTCGCTCATATCCTGGCGCTCCTGCTGCGCGTTTCGTGCGCGGCCCACATGTCGTTCAGCGTGGCTGCGTTTGCGGCGCCGACGAGCAGCGGGCGGTCGGCCCGAGGCGGCTCGACGGGCGCCTCTTCGCGCCACGCGACGGCCAGCATACGGAAAGCATCGGCAGGATGCGAGGTCCAATCATGCCTAGGCGTCGCCCTGAAGGCGCGCTTGTCCTCGTCATACTCGCGCTGGTACTGCCGCAGCGCCTCGATGCCCTCGCGGCATCGCTCGGCATCGAACCAGCAGCGCGGCAGGACGAGGCGTGCGGCTTGGATGCCGTCCTGCACGCCGAGGTCGGCCACGATCTGGAACTTGCCGATGCCGCCCAGCAGCGCCGCGAGCTGCTCGACCACGCTGCGCCCGCCCGAGGCTAGCGTCTTCGCCCGCGCGTCGTGCGGGAGATGGTGGCGGGCGTAGCGGAACGGCTTGCCTGCGACGATCTCCGCGAGGTCCGCTACCGTCGAGCCGCTGCTGGCGTGGTAGTCGATCAGATGCACCTCGCCGCCAGCGACCTGATAGAACCAGATGGCGGTGTCGTCGCGGTAGCCGATATCCCATGCGGTGTAGACCGGGCGGTCGGGATCGTGCGGGACGCGCCCGATGCGCCCGGCGTCGCTGGCCTCGCGCATCTCGACGCCATAGAACGCCCCGAGGATCGCGGCCTCGAAGCTGCACTCGTATTCCTGGTCGTACTGGTCCTGCGTCAGTTGCGCGCGCAGGGCGTGAAGCTCGGTCGGCGGCAGGATGCCCGAGGCGCTGGCCGGCAGGCGCAGGCAGAACCAATCCGGGCTGCGCTGCGCGGCGTCGAAGGCTTCGTAGAACTGGTTGCGTCCCTTCGGCGTTCCGCCGATCACGGCCCAGCCCTGCTTGTCCGAGAGCGTCGGGCGGATGACGTTGCCCCAAACCGAGGGCCTGAAGTCGCCGTACTCGTCCAAGTAGACGCCGTCGAAGCCGAGGCCGCGCATCGCGTCGGCGTTGTCCGCGCCGAACAGCTGGATCTTCGCGCCGGTATGCGTCGTCAGCAGCAGCTCGGCCTCGTTTACGCCGGCGGTAGCGGGAGCGGCGAAGCGCTTGAGGTAGTCCCACGCGACGGACTTGGCCTGCGACCTGTACGGCGCGACGTACGCATAGTGAGCGTGAGGGCGCTGCGCTGTGATCGCGGCTCGGATCAGGTCGTTGACCGCGGCGACCGTCTTGCCGGCGCGGCGATGCGCGACGAGGCAGGCCCAGCGCTGGGTGCGCTTATGAAATGGCAGGAACGCCCGTCGAGGCGCGTAGGGCAGCCGCACGGTCTGCACGCGCGGCGCGCTCACTCGGGCTCGCTCCACTCGTAGCGGATGACCTGCGGGCCGCCCTCGGGGCCGGTTACCTCGGTGCGGCCAAGGTCTGGCACGGTCTTGCGAAGCAGGATCTCAGCGGCGCGGACCTGCGTCGGGCTCAATTCGATCTTGCCCTCGACGTGCGCGGCGAGACGCCAGCATAGGTTCGACGCCTGGATCTTCGCCTTCCAGTCGTCGTTGAGCCGCAGCTTGTTTTTGCGCGCAGCCATGTCGTTGATTTTATTCGCCGTCTTTGAACATACGGGATCTGCAATGATGATGCCCCGCCCCACGCCATGCGTCAACCGCATATCGCCCTGCGTTCACGCCCACCTCTCGCCGCACCTCCGACCCGAAACGCGCTCAAGCTTCTGACGCCCACCTAATCCTGCGCTTGATTGCCGCCTTTTTCTTCGCCGTCGTCTCGATGGCTGTTCTGAGTGATTGTTCAATTTCTTCAAGCTCCTCTAGCGTCCAGTTGGGCGCTTTGAGGAGCTTGGCGTATCTCTTGGGAAGAGACCTTGCCACGGCTTTTTTTCGCTCCGCGACGGTAAGGATCATTCGGCTACCAAGCCAAGAGTTGCAATCCTTACAAGCCGGGACGGTTTCTCCAGCGTAGTTCCCCGCCTTGCCGCTTCTGACCGAACACATCCCCGCATAGGAATACGGGATGATGTGATCTTTTTCGGTGGCCGCATCTCCGCAGTAAACGCACACGCTCACGAGCTGCCCCGTTGATTTCTTCCTAGGATGGCTCAGGAAGAGCGGAAGCGGAAGAGGTGGGTCGAGCTGACTCCAGACCCCCTTCCGGCGTTCCTGCGCCATCCTCGACGTTCCTAGAGGCATCCGAGGCGAACCGCGACCGGAACTTCGCCATCGCGGCGTCGAACTCGGCCTTCTGGGCGTCCGTCATGGCCGAGTACTTGCCCGAGGGCTTCGACCCCTCGACCGGCAGGGCCACCGCCCGGCGCAGCTGGTGCCGCAGCGCCTTCGCCTGCGCGACCTCGGCCTCGAGGTGTTCGACCAGCTCGGCGTAGCTCGGAAACCACCGGAACTTGCGCGCCGCCGCGTCGAGGCTTGACCGCGTGAACGCGCTGGCCGGAAATTCCAGCATCGCGGCGTAGGCCCGAACCTTCGCCAGCCCGTCAGCCTCGCCCGGGCGCGTCGCCGTCAACGTGCCGAGCGCCGTCACGAACCGCTCGGCCAGCGCCTGCGGTGCGGGCTGCAGCGCGGCCTCGGCGGCGACCAGCGCGCGCTCAGCCTCGGTCTTCTGCGTCGAGGAAATCGACAACGGAGCGCCCGGCTGCTCGGTCTGCATCCTCCCGAGCAAGGCGCTCAGCGTGAACGATAAACCCGTTGCGTTCGGTGCGAGATCCTGTGCCATTCGTCGTCCTCCGCTCGCTGCTGCGGCGCACCCAGTTGCGCCAGGTTGCCGACCAGTTGACCTTCCGCCCGTCCGCGCCGGGCTTGCTGTGCCAGTAATCCCTGAACGACGCCGCCTCGCGCTCGACCGCGACGCCGAGGGCGCCGGCGAAGGCGCGATCCTCCTCCGATGGCAACCAATCGTCGGGCAGGCGCGTTCCGCGGTCGGCGCGCGGCGAAGCGCGCGCTCCTAAGGATCCAGAACTGTCTCTATCGTTTCCGTTGGTAGAGGTTCCCTTACTCTCGTCTCCTCTCCTCTCCTCTCCCTTGGAGTCCGTAACGGACGCCTCAACGGAATCCGTAACGGATTCGCGACGGATCCGTGCGCGCTCCGCAGCGGCGTCCGTGGCGCGCTTGGTGCGTTCAGACTGCCGAGCCTTTTTCTCCCATGCCTCCAAGGCCTTCTCGGCCACGACGCGATGATACAATCGGCCATCGCTGCACCGCACAAAGCCGCGCAGCGCGCCGCCCTCGCGGACCCGCTTCCAGGTCGCAAGGTCGCGCCCGTAGCCGGTCAGCCGGGCAAGGATAGCGTCGTCGTCTGGCAGGGAGGCGGCGGGGACTTGGTGCCAAGCCGCGCACCACGCCATGACGGCAGCCCGGAACACCTCGGCGTCCTCGACGCCCGCGAGGTCGCTGTCGCGCAGGCGCACGACGTCGAGCGGCATGTAGTGGAAATTCCGAAGATCGACTTCGGCTGGTACGAGCGGGTCCATCAGCGCCCTTTCGACGTTGATCCGGCCCGTCGCGCGCGATAGGTTCGGCGCGCCATCGTGGCCGGACTGGTTGTGGCAGTCCGTTGCGCCCCGCCCGGTTCCAGCCCGGCGGGGCGCGTCATTTCTAGCCCGGCTATCGCCTGCCGTCCAGCAGCGCCCAGACGATGATGCCGATGATCACAAAATCCTGCCATCCGAGAACCATTGCTTCCTCCGTTCGGGTTGAGTGGCGGGAGCGATCCATCCGGTAAACGCACCGGCCAGGGACCGGTTGACGGGCAGAGCCCGCTGGATCGCTTTTAGGTTCCGCGGCCCGCCGGCCACGGCAAGGGAGGGCCTGGCCTGTTCCTAGATCGCGAGGTCGAGCTGCACCCCGAGCCGATCCGCATAGAGCGTCACCGCCTGCAGCCGCTCCTGCTCGCGCGCCCGCTTGCGCTCGTCGCGCCGCAGCTGCACGACGCGCACCAGCGCCGCCGGGTCGTAGCCCGCCGACTTGATCTCGACCTTCAGTTCCTTGAGGTCGTCGCGCACCTCGTCGGCGGCGTCGAGCAGGCGGGTCAGGCGCTCCGCGTAGCGGGTCAGGTCATCATTCGTCATCGGTCATCTCCTCCAGAAGGATCTCGGCGCGGGGATTGTCCCGGTCGAGGTGGTGATACAGGTGCATTTCTCGCACCGCGCGGTCGTTGCGGTAGACGCGGCCCTGCAGCGCGTCGAGGATCAGCGACGGATCGAGGTCCGGTCGCCGCGAGGCGTAGTAGATGTGAGCGGTCATGCGGATCGGCTCCAGTAGCTGCTCCTGCGCCGGCAGTTCCGGCACCTGACGCGCAACCGCCTCGATGTACGCAAGGCCCTTCTCCGACTT